CCGGCGCCCGCCTCGATGTCGTGGCCCGCCTTGATGCTGTCGCCCGCCTTGATGCCGTAGCCCGCCTCGATGTCGTGGCCCGCCTTGATGCCGTGGCCCGCCTCGATGTCGTGGCCCGCCTTGATGCCGTGGCCCGCCTCGATGTCGTGGCCCGCCTTGATGCCGTGGGCCGCCTCGATGCTGTAGCCCGCCTTGATGCTAGTGCCCGTTTTTGCTAGTAATTTTCCCTTGACTGATATACTGCCGCTAAATTTTATCCATCCAAGATCAGCAGCGATTTCAACATGACCATCGTAATTTGATACATCAGGGCCAACGTATTCGCCGTCTTTTACGTGCTCGGCTGTGATATAAAGGGTTTCCATTTGCGTCATTGCTTTAGACTTTCAATCAACAAGCTTGATTGCTTGCAACAATTGCAATTTAGCTACTGCGTGTTCTACTGTCAACAGCTATTTCATAGCTATTAAAAAAATAATCCGGCTATTTGTAAAAATAGCCGGATTATTGCATTGCTGCTTTATGTCAAGTTTACTTGACGCGAAAAACTCGAGCGCCTGCAACTCCAAATTCGGGATCGGCAGTCAGAGCGCGAATAATAAATTTCCGCCCATCCGCTGCATACTTTTTGTTGGCTTTGTTGACATGCCCGCCTTTTGACTTGTGCGGCGTAGGATCAGCTTCAGAAGCCGGAATGAAAAAGCTATCGCATTGACTTGGAGAGAGAGGGGCTTTAAGCGACCCAAACGGCAACTTTTCTTCTCTTGGCTTGCGCCGCGCATCTGCCAAAACTTCTGCCGGTAAAGTCATAAAGCTTCCGCTATATTGCACCGCAACCGGCTTGTTTGGACCACGCGGGCCGCGCGAGCCGCGCCGAGGCTTTGCGGGCGTGGAAGTGGTATCAGCCTCCGCAGCCGGAGGCGAGGCAGCCGGAGGCGAGGCAGCCGGAGGCGAGGCAGCCGGATCGTTTCCCCACAAAGCAGAAAACCCAGGTTTCATCCCAATCTCTGCTTCGCCCTTGGCAGTAAGCCGATAGGCAATCGCCTTATCATCTGCCGGGTTGATGATCTGCGGATTGCTTTCCACAAACCCATCTTTTTCCAATGTTCTCACGTCAATCCGTTTCGGATTAGCGAATAGATAATAAGGCTCAACAGCTTGCGCCTTTTGCACATCAGTCAAAAACTTAAGCAAATTTGCACTCAACGCCATAGCTAGATATCCTTCTGTTGACACTCAACGGCTGCATAATAGCATCAATTATAGCAGTGTCAACTGACTATTTCGCTTTTTTTGAAAGCCTATGTCTTCAAGCATACAAGTGGCAATTTCAATGTATTTATCATAGTTTATGTCGTTTGGAAAAGTAAGGGGCATAGTCATTAGCGGTTTTCCGTTATCACTCATGCTGACTTTATTGCCACTTTTACAGTATAAAATTGCACCTAGAACATTTTTAGCGTAATACCAGCGAACCGTCTTGCCGAGATATCGGCCATCCTTTTGAGCACCACCGGTTACTTTCTTGACGATGACAAAACGTTCTAACTTTTGACAGGCGCTTATTGTATCAGCAAGAGGGGTGCCATGTAGAATGTGGGCAATCACCGCGTCTATGCAAACTAATGTCTGCGGATTTTTACTCAACGGGCTGTTTAACGCAGAACCTACTTCTGAATAAATGCCTTTCTGTTTAACAGTGTTGTCAGTCTTAACGACTATATAGTTGTTAACATCACGCGAATATATTGCTTTATATTCAGTTTCTTCGGTTTCAAGTTTAGTTTCTTGTTCCCATGCTTTCCATATAGTGCAAAATTTTTCGTATTTATTGCTGTCAACTAATGTAACAACGCCATCTGTATTAGCAGATATTACTTCAAATTTGTGCAATGCTAAAGCTTCTATTATCATCAGCAAAGAAAGCTGGCCGGTAAGTGTTGTCTGCACTGTAACCGAAGGCGAATAGAGCGGCGAAAACGGATCACTTGACTTACCGAATGTACCGTTGCTTGCGATTTTTAGACTATCTGCTGTGACCTTATCGCCGGCTTTTTTGGCTTTGTAGCGTTTATCGACAATGTTTTGCAGAGCGTCTAAGTATGCTTGACCGATGGCCGGTGGAGCAAATCTATTTTTCAAAATAAGGTTGGGATAATAGCCTGTTACGTCACGATCTATAATACGAATGTTGTTTGTTGCAATTACAGATTGGCAAGTTTCTTGACTGTGCAATCCTCCCATGCCGATTGCATAATTACGTTGCTCGATAGTGAATACGCGGCCTTCAATTGACTTAGGGCAGATGACGTGGCCAGTTATGCCAATCTCGATATCTGCGCTGCATATTTCAGCTAAAGCTTTGTTTAGGTCAGGATCAACAAATCGCAGGTAGTTAGGCGCTTTATATTGAAACGTAGTGCCCACAAGCTTTTCGAGAGATAGGCGGCTTGGCACTTTGCCTGAAAGTTTTGCAATTTCAAGGCAAATGATTTCCTGTGCAAGCTGCGCATCGGATCGGCTGCGCAAATCTTTGCCAAACTCTGCTGACAACGCCGCTCTAAGCTCTAAATGTGGCGAAAGCTCGCGCAACAAAAGTTCGGTGTTGTCAAGATCGTTAAAGCAGTATTCTCGAACTGTTGCTATTTGCTCGCGGCTAAGCACAGTGTCAGGATGGAAAGGTAAATCCTGTATTGTGTGACAGTGGAGGCGAGCAGCGTAAGTTTTCAAGCTGGCAGTAAGCGGCGCCACGTCAAACAAATCTATGTGATTAGGCTGTTGAATTTTGAAACCGTTTGCTTTAGCCACGTCATACGGACAGACGTTTCGTTCAATCAATTCTGCAGTCGCGCGTTTCAAATCGACAACAGAATAACTGGCTATTGCCATGCTGATGATTGGAACGTCGTAAGAGGCTGAATTGAAGCCGACTAAGCAAAAGCTGTCTAACATCCATTGCAGCCAATCGCCTAGCGTAAACGATTCCGTTGTGCTTTCAAAATATACATATTTGCCGCTGTCTATGTGCTTGAAAGCCACAAGAAAGTAATTAGCAAAGCTTTCTACGTCAAAAACAAATACGCCGCTTTTTAGCGCAAGCAATTCATCTTGAGTAAAAAAATCTCGGCTATGCTTCATGTTTTTCCGAGGATCAGCCCACGCGCCGATGAAGACATAAACCCGAATGGCTCGCCTGGCGCGGCGATAGACACATTCTCGCAGAGTGGCAACACGGTTCGCCAATAGCTTGGCGCAAATGCGTAACCAGCAGGCAAGCCTGTCACGGTATAACTTGCGGCTGCATGTTCCAAATTTCGGTGCGTTGATAACACCCCATCGTGAAAATAAACTGTGTCTAATTCTATAAATTTGTCAAGAGCAGCTATAGCATCAGCAAATCCGTTCCACAGCGGCTTTGCTGATCCAGGATTAAATTTATTGGCAAATAACTTGTCTATGTTAGGCCACTCGCCTGCAATCAGTCTCGTTTTTAGAAAGCTATTATCTGCAAAATAAAAAGTGAACGACACGCCAGGATTAAACCCAAATCCAGTCAACGGTTTGTCAAGCTTTACTATGGTATCAACTGTCTTTTTAGGTATAGCCATAGGCAAATGAATACCATGCCAATACTCTACAAGTATTCCCCCGTTTGTAGCTATAACGACATTTGAACGTAACAACACACTTTGCCCGATTATTCTAGCGTCTTTACCAGTGCAAAGTTTTTGCACAGCGGCGAAGCCTTTTAGAATTGCCGGTGACAACGCTCCACACTTAAGATCAGGATTGAGCGGAGCAATAGTGTCCGATGGCAAAACGGGAATAACCGCTCGGAATTTGTCTGATTTAATCGAAAGCTCTTGCGCAGATAGTTGCGTCATTTGAAAATGTTGCCCACACTGCGCAAGAGCAGCATGCAGTTTCTCGGCATGTAGGCACATTTCCAAACCAGAGCTAAACGGCATGCCTATACAAAATGTGTTGTTCTCTGCCATCAGCCAATGATCGCGGATAGCGACGTACTGGCTTAGGCCACTATTATCGTCTTTTTCGATTGCTACAGACGCAAATTTCAGAGCTTCAATTAGCCTCAAACGTTCATCGTTTGAGGCTGCCATGTTTCCTTTCTGTGGAGCTGTGCGTGCCATTTAGCTACTCAAAACGGAACAAATTCAACGCATTGTTCAGAGGCATCGGCAATGACTTCTATTGGCGGTTTGACTCTAAATAAGCCGCAAATATCGTTTGGCAAATCTACATGATGGCATGCTGCGCATGTGGATTTTTGCTGTGGCGTGGGCAGCGGCGGTTCTGGTTCGGGGCGATCATCAGCCACGGTTTGCAGGATCGTCTTTAGGTCCTCGGCAAATTGGCTCAGCGCATCGTCCACGGCTGCTTGTGCCCATGCTAGCGTGTCCTGATCTTCGCCAGGTGCGGCGGCTTGAGCGGGCTTCTGAGGCGGTTCTGGTGCAGGGGGCGGCGGTGGCCAGCCTGGCATTGCCAAGGCCGGCGGCATCGAAGGAGTAGGTGAGGCTGCCGGCGATCCCGCCAAAGGATGTTCTGGTGCCGCCATCGGCTCGGCACTTTTACGCGGACGCCCAGGGCGCCGTGTCTGGCCGGGTGCAGCGGTGTCGGGGTTCATTCTCATTTGTTCTTCTACCTTTCTGTATAAAGTTGTAAATTCTACTGGCACAGTTAGCCGATTAGTAGGTCCTTGCACTGTCAAGCTGTATGCCGATTTTGACAGCACCTTGCGGGATGCAGCACCGCTTTCGAGATTAATCTCAACCATGTCGCCAATGTTTACGGCGCTGATCACTTCCTTAGCAATTTCAACGTCAATCATTTTTATCATGCCAAATCAATACAGGTATTCCATTATTTCAGGATATTTTTTGTTTACCCATACTTTGATGGCTTTTGGTGGTATTAGCTTGTCAACCCATTGCATTGCGTCATTGACAGTTGTAGGCACAAACCCCTCTTGTGGGAACCGTTGCCGCCACCAATCGCGCGCACGTTTAGCAGCAAAGCCAGTAGCTTCTAATGCAATGTATTCGGTAAATCGCTGCAAACCGCATTGGTATAAAGCCTTAATGACAGGCTTATCTTGTGGTGTGGCATTTTGCTTTAGATATTGCGTGTAATATACGTGATCAACTGCAAACTGTTCAATAAGAGGCAAGTCACTTCTGATAAGCGGTTCTTCTGATGCTTCTTTTTTGTATCCAATTTTTAGCTGAAATGGTTCACCGCAATCTTCGCAAAATCGTGCGGCTGCATAATTGTATGTTCCGCACGCAGGACAAATTTTCACCGGAGCATCGCCACCGCCTTTTGCGCGAAGCTTTGGAATAAACGGATCATCCATGGTGCCGAGGCGCCTGGCGTTGCCAGCATGATCTGTGACCAAGCAATCCTGTTTGTGCCAGCCGTTAAGCTCGTAAGGCCGAGTGCCGCGACCGAGCATCTGCACCCACAGGCCGACGCTCATGGTAGGGCGCAGCATAATGATATGATCAATTGGCGGATGATCTATGCCCGTGGTGCAAATGCCGTTGTTTGTAAGTGTGTCGATTTCGCCAGCAAAAAACGCAGCCATGATATCATCGCGTGCCCTTTCTGACATTTTGCTATGCACAGCTTCAGCGCGCAATCCTAGGTATTTAAGCATAGACGCTGTTGTTATAGCGTGCTCAACCCCGGTGCAAAATACCAATCTAGTGCCGCGATCATGGCCGAGTTTTAAGCTCTCGTTTAGCGCATCCCATGTGATTTTTTCATTACGTGTGACTTCGTTTAGCTCGCCTTTTTTATATTCTCCGTTGCTCATTCCAACAGACGAAACGTCATACACTTGCTGCATTTTTTTGGCAAATGGCGGAACAAGAAAGCCTTCATCAAACAATCGTCTAAAGCCAGGTATATTGCAGATGTCGTAAGCAACATCTGTAAAGATTGGCCCGTTTGTCAGCAGACCCATGCCGGTGCGCCAAATAGTTGCTGTAAACCCAATCACTTTTAGATAAGGGTTTCGGCGCTTCAGCGTGCCAATAATTTTGTTGTAGCTGCCATCTTCATTATTGCCGATTAAATGGCTTTCATCGACAATTAGTAAGTCAATATGGCCAAACGCTTCAATAACTTTAACAACTGATTGATACGAGCCGAACGTAATCGGATAGTGTAAGTCGCGCAGCCCTAAGCCTGCCGAATAGATGCCGCATGGAGCATTTGGCCACACGCGGCGCATCGCGCGAGCGTTCCCTGCCACTAGCTCTTTTACATGCGTGAGCATCATTATTCTTTGGTGCGGCCATAGTTCAAGAACACGTCTACAAAATTGAGCAATGACAACGCTTTTGCCGCTGCCTGTAGGCAGGCTGATAAGCGGGTTTCCGTTATTAGCAAAAAAGTATTGAAAGAGGCTGTCCAATGCTTCTTTCTGATACCAGCGTTGTTCGGGTTCATTTGTCATTTAACGTTTGAAAACTACCGCCTGTAGCGCCGCAATAATCCGAGCGGCGTGTTCTGGCTCTACGCGACCCGCCTCAACGTCGCGTAACGCCTTGTCGTAACCGGACTGCTCTGCGTCGCGGGCGTGCTCGCCTATCTGAGATTGCACACGGCGCAGCGCGTCCATTGCGTCTCCATTTTCGGAGTGCAGGGCCTCCGGCATCCGCATGTTTTCGGCTTCGGCGCGGCGCAACGCCATCACCAGGCCGCGTTCCTCGCCCACTTTGATGCGGCAAGCTGGATCGCGGGAGCAGTCAAAGCCAAAATGGTCGCGCGCAGCGCCCACTGTGCGGAATGTCTCGCCGCAGTGGAAGCATGTCCAACCGTTTGGTGGCGGATAATAAGTTGATGTTGTCATTCTACTGCTGTTACTCGCCAAACTGGGAACCACGCTTCTTTTGCATCGCCATTGCTCATCCAGCTAAGACGAAGCTGCGCGCCTTCTTCGTGGCCCCATAAAAATCCTGTCACTCGCGCAATCAAATCGCGATCATCGTCTATATGAACGCGATCCCCAAGCGCAAAAGCACTTCTAAAAATTGCGCGGGGCGGCGGTTTAACCGGAGGCATGGGAATGTTTATTCCAAGATACGATGTGCTAGGGCTTTTGCTCATGAGAAAGCTTTCCAATGTGGGCATGCTGCCGGTATCGCTTCCTGCGGAATGTTTGCTTGCCAATAGCTGCAAAACCATTGCTTGTCTGGCGCCGGGCGCGACATGGCACAAGATCGGCAATTGATGGCAGGAGGTGCTCTTTCGTGACAGATTGGCACCATTGGACAAAATTTGCAGTCTATAAAGGCAGAGCTTGCCGCAATCTTAAATGGTAAACGCTCAGCCGAGACTATGCCTGCTGCTTTGTGTTCCATCTGTTCGGCCACTACAGGGTCAATCTCTACTATCTCGATTTCGATTTCATCTGTATCTTTGCAGACAGCAAAATATATACCGTAGTCGAGTTTGTATGCTGCGCCGTAACAACACATTTGTTTGTAATGCTCTGGCTTGCTTTGCTTCATGCCTAGCTCAATCAATTTTTTGAATGACTTTGCACCATGCGTTTTCATTTCAAGTAAAAATTGATTGACAAGCTGATACTTTTCAGGAAGCCGCACTAGGCCATCAAGCGATCCGCCAAAATGCCCAACGCCGATCCGAAATTGATTGCCGTTTGCGTCATGAGATTTCGCCTCGCAACCAATGGCTTCAAGCCATTTGATGATACGAGCTTCTTCCAAATGCCCGCGATTGAAAAGGCGAAGCATACGGCCATCGAATTGCTCTCGCCACATCCAGCGGAAAGAATATACAAGGCGCCTAGCGCAAGGCTCGCCTATTTCAGAAGCTCCTAAATGGTTGCGTGGACCTTCTTCAAGCAAACGCTTAGACGCCTGCTCTATGTCTTCTTTTAGAGCAAGCGCCAATCGTCTGCGATCAGTGACGGAAAGACGGATGTTCATTCTTCAATATCACAAGTCTTGTAATACGTGATCACGTCTGGTTTATCCGGCGTGCCTTGCTGCTCCAAATCAAACAACGGCGCTTGTTTCCATTTGCCTTCGTTAGCTTCGCGCCAAGCGCGCATTTCTTCTGCGCAGTCAATTGCTCGAACGCATTTTGCTATGTCCGATATCGGTGCCACCTTATCTTCAATTGCACCCAATCGACGTTCTGCCCACAGAATTAGCAGGCTTGGCGCCGATGGGTCGCGTGCCAGCAGCGTGAACATAGGTTCGTCGTCTAATGCCATTTCATAAGCATCAAACTGGTCTGGCTTATTTTTTGTTCCCATTTGCTATCTCCGCAAAGAAAGCTAGGCTAATAGCCTAGCTTTCTGATTTCCGCGTCAAAATTTAGCGGTTTGCCCAGGGCGGCGCTGCTGCCGGAGGCTGCTGTGCCCAAGACGGTGCTGCCGGAGGCTGCGGGGGCTGTGCGGCCGAGGCGCCCCCTGGATATCCGCCGGAGGGCTGCGGCGTAGTCATAGGGTTTGCCGGAGCGGCGCCGTTTGGTGCTGGCTGAGAAGGCCATGACGCCGCCGTCTGTTGCGCCGGGGCGCCCCAGGATGGTGACGGAGGCTGTGTTGCTGGCGGCTGCGGTGAACCGCCCCAGGAAGGAGCTGGCGGCTGTTGAGAGGTTTGCCCCGGCTGGTGCGAGGAAACGGCAGCACTCGGCGCCTGGCCGCGTTGCGGCGGGTTCCCAGCCATATCCAGCACAGCCACGATCTGCGTGTATTTCGGATCGGCCGTCTGGGGTTCCACGATCACTTGAAAAGGGCGGCCAAAAAGCTCTACGCCATCAGGTTGCGCGGAAAGCTGATAGACGCCAACGACATGACAAATTGCCGACAATTGCTTGTGGGCAATCTCTGCCGCTTGCGCAGAGCTATTCCACAAATTCAACCGATAAGGCCCGCTAAGGCCCTTGCTCGGCCCATCTATAACTTCCAGCGTGAGAACAAGCATGCCATTCTGCTGATTGTCTTTTGCGCCAACGCGGGCAGAAGACTTGATAACAACAGGATGTTTGCCGACTGGCAGTTGTCCGGTGCCTTGCCCCGGATCATAGTTGTTTGCGTCAAACCAAGCCATATTTGCTTCTCCGAAGTTAAGTGTTAATCTTTTGAATTATATGAGAAAAATCAGCTATTTCCCATAAACCCAACTTTCCCGAACGGTCACGCGCGATGCAATAGTCGTTAGCGCCACACCGCAATGCTGCGTAATCGACACCAGACTGAGGATCGCGAAACCGTGACACGTTCAAAACTGTATCGAAATGGTAGGGCAGAGCCGGGCCGAGTTTTGGCACGACTGCCGATGGTTCTGCTGTTTTGATGCCTGTAATCTTATCGACATTTTCCACAGCTTTGCAAGTCATCACAAGATGACGGCGCTTTTCGCAAACCGCCATATATCCCATAACAACTTCCATGGTTGCAGCGAAAGTTGCTGGCGAGAATTGACGTGGATCGCGACTGCGCTTTTTCTCAGCAATAAGAATATTTTCGCTGGTCGCGCTTATACTGTCGTAACCTACGCTTTGGTATTTTGTAGCTTCTTTGCTATTTGCAAGCCAGTTAATTGCCTCTATATTCTCTTTGTAATCTCTGGCGACAATGTAAGGCAAATTATACTGGCGCAAAGATAGTAAGCCTGGTTCCGAACAAACAATAATCGGATCAGGTAAAGATGCGAGCAGCGGCGTTTTGCCCGCACCGGCCAAGCCATAAAGCAAACACGTAATGAATTGCGATCCGATCTGGCCGGTGCGGTAAACTTGCACGAAAAATTACGCCTTTGGCGCCGTAACGGTGGCCGCTGACTTTGCTTCCATCGCTTCCAGCTTTTCCACCACCAGAGCATGCTGCCCGGTTGTCAGAGCGTGCAGCGCATCAATCTTGGCGGAAATGGTTTCGAGCGTGGCGGCGCCGCTTGTCACTGGTGCCTTGTGTGTAGCCTCGGTTGCTGTCAAACTTGGCGTTTGCTTGCCAGGCGGCGACACAAAATGCGGCGGCGCCGTTGGCGTCCTATGCACAGCGGGCGCCGGCGCAATTGGTGGTGTTGTCATTCTTCATTGTCCTTTTCATCAACAAACGAAAGTTGTGGCATTGCCGGTTTGATGGTGAGCAGGCGATTAAAAATTGCTTGCGCGCCATCAGGCAGGCTTTCGTATTGTGCCACGGATAGCCTTGGGTTCCAACTGATCAATCCGCCAAGGCTTTCAGCCAAATTCGGAAATGCTATTGCGATTTCTTTTAGCACTGCATTTATCTTGGAAGGATCGTTTTCGACTGTGTAATTAAGCTTAGCAACAAGTTTGATAGCCTTTGTGCTATCATATTGAGTGCCTAAAACGGGATCAGGAAAAGCACTGTTAACCAGCAACAGTCTTAGCGTTTGCTCTTGCTCTTTAGCTCGCTTTAATCGCGCTTTTGCAATCCTCCATGCGGCGATTAATCTTGTCAACCGACGGTTCATCTGCAATCCCAAGCCCAACGAACCTTACGATAATCAGGCTCAGCCCTATTAGTCAAGCGTTCAACCGGACTATTTTAAGGCTTGCCCCTAAGATAATCCGGCACTAGCTTATGCACAAATCGAGGCAAGCAACCCCTAGATGACTTCCTGCACCCTTTACGACCGCACGTTAGAGCTATTGCGAGCCAGGCCACGCAGCCTAAGCTATTCGCAAATAGCGGAAGCTCTAACAGTGCAAATGTCAAAAGGCGATTGCATAACTGTTTCATGGCTTGAAACATTTGCAAGCGGTCGTTTAATCAATCCATCTGTTAATCGTATTCAGCCGCTATATGAGTTTCTGTCAGGCAAAAAATTGCTAGATGAATAACAACTTAATAGCGTTTTGCTGTAATCAATTGCCGTAATATCGCGGCAATATGTGCCCACAGTTGGGCTGTCTATTTGGAGTTATTATGTCTGGAACAAACGCGCCAACGGTTGCTGCAACTGTCACCATGATTGCCGATGCTTCGGCGTCTATCAACTTTGGTTTTACCGTGCCCGAAGGCGCGCTTGAACCTACTCAATCCACTGTCACTTTCACGTCCGACAATCCTGCCGTGGCCACTGCCGTTGGCGGACCTATCCAAGTCAACAACGCGACCGGCGCCGAGCTTCAGCCGGTGACGATTATCGGCGGCGGATCGGCTGGAACCACCCTCATCCATGCGATGATTGGCGGTGTCGATAATTCCGACATCCAGGTTACAACCACGCTGCGGCCGGTCATTTCCGGCAGTTTTAACGCCGGCTCATTAGTCGTTTCTGATGAGCCATATTCTTCTCCAACAGCCCCAATCGCCAGCTAGACCTGGCCGAGCTTGCGCCGAGTGTCACAAACACTCGGCGTTTCTTTTGACATAAACAAAAGAAAATA